TAATGAGATAGACTTATATGCTAAAGAAATAGGCTTTTTAACTCTTGATCCTTCTTACTTTATAGACCATTATGAATCTAATGGTTGGTTAATAGGTAAAAACCCCATGAAAGATTGGAAGGCTACTGTAAGAACTTGGAAAAGGAATAGTTCCAAATTTAATACTACTAACGTACCTACAAACAAAATAACTACACAAATAAAACTTAAATGATAGCTATAAACCTACCAAAAGCTTTAGATATTGAATCTAACATACTTGGTGCATTGCTTTTAGACAAAAGAACTATCCCATTGGTTATAGGTCATCTAAAAACTGACATATTTTACGATCTAAAGCACCAAAAAATCTTTAATGCTATTAAGGAAATGTATGATAGTAACATATCTATAGACCTTACAACTGTAGCTCAAAAACTCTCACAAGATGAGGACATTATACGAGAAGGTGGTGCTTACTATCTATCTAAGTTAACTGATAATGTAACTACAACAGCTCATATCAATACCCATATTGAGATTGTTATTGAGATGTACAAGAAGCGTGAAGCTTATAAAGTGCTAAGAATAGCTGAGAATAGTTGTTTAGACAACGATAGTCAGTCATTAGACCTTTTATCTGACCTTAATAGTCAACTTATAGGTTTACTAGAATATGGTAATTTATATGAAAAAAGCATAACTGATGTAGTTATGGCTATCAACTTTGCTAGGGATTTAGCAAGTAATGGAGAACTTTTAGGATTTAATACTGGCTTTGATGAACTAAACAAGACTATAGCAGGATGGTGTAAACCTGACTTATGTATTATAGCTGCAAGACCTGGTGCAGGTAAGACAGCAATGATGCTTTCTAGTGTTTATCACTTAGCTATCCTAAATAATGTTCCTACGGCTATTTTTAGCCTCGAAATGAGCTCCGAACAGCTTGTTGAAAGGTTAGAGTCAATAACGAGTCAAGTGCCCTTAAAACGCCTTAGAACGAATAATTTGAATGACTACGAAAGAAAGCTACTTTTAAAGACAGATGACAAAATAATCACAGCACCCATCTACATAGAGGATACTGGAGGAATCAGTATCTCACAACTCAGAGCTAAGGCTACTATTCTAAAGCAAAAGTATGGTATCAAGGTAATATTCCTAGACTATCTTCAGCTTATGAGTGGTCAAGGCAAACAAAACCAAAACCGAGAGCAGGAAGTAAGTTTTATAAGCAGAAGCCTTAAAGCCTTAGCTAAAGAGTTGGAAGTACCAATTATTGCCTTATCGCAGTTATCTAGAAAGGTAGAGGAAAGAGCTGATAAGCTACCAATGTTGTCTGATCTTAGAGAATCAGGTAGTATCGAACAAGATAGTGACATCGTAATAATGTTAATGCGTCCTGCTTATTATGAGATGACTGAGCCAGTAGAAATTGATGGCAAAGAATATAATCCAAAAGACCTTGTGATAGTAAAAGTTGAAAAAAATAGACATGGACCAACCAAAAATATGGCAGTAAGATTTATTGGAGAAACAACCACATTTGAAGACTATAAAATTTAAACACATGAAAACAGAAAATTGGGAGATTGTAGAACTTATTAAGGCATTTTATAATGAACCAAATAATGGTGCAGGAGGTCATTTGCATTTAGTTACAGATGATGGTAATCTAGAAGATAATGATATAAGATTTTGTATAGAACAAGCAGGTGATAATAATGACTTATTAGCTATGAGTATTGGATACTTATTACTATCATTACCTTATAAAGAAAGAGAAAGAATTTGGAATGAATTATGGGTATTTTAAATTAAACAAAATAACATGGACACAAACATCACACTAATCGACCAAAAATTCCCTGAAGTGGAATATGTACAAGGTGAAGACCTTAACATAGAGAATATGAAAGAACGTATCGTTACTAAAGCATGGTATGATACTGCTAGGTTTAATGACATAACAGATGTTGCAGTTGGTATCGGCATGGGAACAAGAACGCTTTACTTTTATGCTAAGAAACTAAAACTACCAAGACGAAGTGGACTTAAATAGGAACTATAAGAATACTCGTAAGTTCGACATAGAACAAGCTAAGGCTAAAGATGGCACTTACCAGGCATTGTTATTGTTTGCTAGGAACACAAAAATCCTCGTTATTCAACAGCCAAAAGCCCTAAAGCAAAAATTCATGTGGCTTGAATATGAGAATAATGGTAAACCTAGTGGCATAGCAGATACAAGAGTAGAGTTCTTTGCTATTAACTTTGACCTTAAAGACAGAATCTACTTTATACGAGCAGAAATGCTTAGAATAAAGGCAAGAAGACACTTTAAATGGGGTAAAACTAAGATAGTCGAGGGCATAAGATATGTAAAAGTTCCAACTGTGGAGATGATCCGTTTCGATTAATTAATGTAATTTCGTTTATATGACATACAAAACAGCAAGTGACTTAACCAAGATGATGCTAGAATATTTAGATAGTTTAGGTTATGAAGTATGGAGGAATAATAACCTAGCAGTCAAAGGCAGGTCTTTCATTGGTAAGAAAGGTTTACCTGACATCATAGGTTACCATAAGAACTATGGTCAGTTCATTGCTTGTGAGATTAAAGCTATAGGTGATAGACTAAGCGTATCACAGACAAGTTTCTTAACTCACTTAGGTATGTGCGGTGGCACATCTATTGTATGTCAACAAGTATCAGACGGAACAATTAATTTAACAATATTTTTAGACAATGGCGAAAGCAAAATCAGCACTTGGAACGAGCACAAAGGTCAATTTTGGGAAGAGAAGGTTGGGTAAGGCTAAGAAAAGAAACGGACCTAAAGACAAAAATGTAAAACCCTACCGACAACAAGGTAGATAAAAACAACAATTATGGAAAATTTAGAGTTAGAAAACAAATCAGAAAAAGTATCTAAGACAACTACAAAAGAAGTCAAGGTTACTGTAGTTCCTAAGGAAAGCAAGTTTGTAACTGCTGAAACTATTAAGTTAGTAGAAGACATCTTAAATGATGGTACAGTAGACATCAAATGGAGAGCACAACTTAAAGAACAAGTAAGAAAATACAAAGGGCATGGAGAATAATTATGAGTATGATTCAGTCGTAGAGAGTGTTATTAATCGTTTAAAAGATAGGGCAAGGATTGGTTTTGAAAAGTATGGAACAGACCTTGACAGAAACGACTTAATAACAGAGCAATGGATTGAACACGCAATAGAAGAGGCATTAGATTTTAGTCTATACCTAACCAAGCTTAAAAATCAATTAAAAAAGAGTTTATAAACCAAAACAAAAATAACATGGCAACGCAAAAAGAGAACTTCTTAGGAAGATGTTTCACACTTAGATCAGCTTACGGATCATTCAGAAAAGTATCATTCGGTCCAGAGGACTTAAAGAAACTAAATGAGTTCGCAGCATCTAACAAAGGATGGTGTTCTATCCTTATCAAAGACAAAAAGAACGCAGGACCTGAACAAAGTGATTTCTATTGTGAAATGGATACATTTAAAGCAGGTGATTATAAACCAACGGATAAAAAATTACCATTTTAGTTATGAATCCAAAAATTTACAAAGAAATAATCATTAACCTATCACTTTTATTAGTAGGTTTGTATCTACCATTTGCATTTATTATTAATAAGTACAACCCATTAGGTTGGGAATGGTATGAAAGATGTTTATACGTTATAGCAGTTGTAGCAACTATAGGTTATGCTTCATCGGTATATAACAAAAAGTAGTATGTTTTGTTTGTAGTTTAATAAGTTAGACCCTGCTATTCATAGTGGGGTCTTTTTTTGACTTATATAAACTAAATATGTACCAAAAAGTGCGTTTTTTGACACATAAAAAACCCCCAGATTTTACCTGAGGGTTAACCAAAACTACACACAATCACACACCACACATGAGAGCTATTTTAATTATGACTATTTCTAGTGTCATAAAACTTTGTCAATACTGATCCGTAAAGGACTGCTTGATACCTACCAATAAAGCTTTCTACTGTTTCATTCACATAGAAATAATCTTCATTAGCCATATATACAAAACACCTATCACTATTTTCTTCATCAGCCGTTACACTCGCCACCTGATAGATGTTGATATAAGCATCTGATTCCTCAGAATTATCCTGGAACTCGTAGCTTTCATCTTCCTCTTCGGTCAGTTGTATGATGTGCATTAACATTTGTGATACTATTTTTAAGTACAGTAAGTCGTAATTCCTTTACAATCAACTCAAGCCTAGCTTCTAAGTGAGTCTTTTCTTTCATTAATTGGTTAATCTTAACGTCTACTTCTCTGTTCATACAAATTTACGATTTAATTGATACTGAAATAAAAAGTGCATACTGCATTGAATATCAATGTAATACACACTTTCTTATATTTACTAAACTATAGTTACTTTTTAGGTAACCTAATAATCTTACTGCCTAGTGGCATTGGAACAAATATAGCAACTCTTCCGCCATCTAGAACAACTCCACAGCCTAATGTGGGTCTTTTGGGGAAAGGTCGTGAATACTCCATAGCATAGGCATCTATATCTATGCCACAGCCTACATTCATGCCGAATATCATATCCTTATCAGATGAACTATAAAGAACACCTCCAAAGCTATGAATATGACCTATTACTGTTGATTGACGAGCATCTCTTGCTCTATTGATTGCACCTGCTTGTCCTGATGATCCTGTACCATGAGTGTATAGAACACTATCTATTTCCCATTCTAAAGCCCATTTCCAGCCTCTAGGAGCATCCCAAGCTTGTTCATAGGATTTAATGAAACGTTCTGGTAAACCGCTTGTTTGAGCCTTTCTTTTATGTAGGGCTGAGTGGTTACCAATACATACTTTTACGTTAGGGAAAGTCTTGTACCATTTGTACATTGCCTCTTGGGCTAAATCTGCTTCTCTACCTGCTCCATGTCCGTCAGGTTTAGATTCGTGATAACTGATAGCATGATTGTCAACTTCATCTCCAATATGCACAACCTCAGAACATTGAAACTTATTGGCTACTTCATAGCAAAAGTTCTTGTATCCAGGATGACAAAATGGCTCATGAGTGTCGCCTATTACTAGGACATTTTTCTTGCTCATTATATGTGGTTTTGGTTTGGTTAGATTTTGTGGTTAGAATATACAGTCTTATTGTTTACTTTTAAAGCATCTAATATCTGCCTTCTGTTCTTACCTACATTGTAACTTACATGAACCCATCCATAATTAAACTCATTAATCAACTGATCAAACTCTAGCTCGTTCTTTATGTATTCAAAAATCTGTTTGTTAGTCACACCTGGCATATCATCCATATCAATATCTGCCGCTTTACCTTCACAGTGCTGTGACCTTAAACTTCCACCTATGTAATGATTGAGAACTTTGCTTCTGTAACCACTAGAAATGTTAATAGGACCAAACTTCATTCGTATTGGTTCTAATACTCTTTCACAAAGTATCTTGATGTTTTGTAAATGTTCTGCTGTTGGTTCGTTAGACACACCATGTCTTTTAGCTGATTCGCTACGAGTAAACTCTGCTAAGTTAAAGTGTGCTGATAGTTGCATGATGCACTAAATTAGGACTTTTTATTAAACTGCTTTTTGATGAATCCATACATCTGCATTCCTAACCAACAAATAGTCATCAAATAAACTATGGTTTGTAAAATTGGATTTAAAACTACTATTTCTAAAATGTTTAGCCATGAAATAGTCATTGTTACTACACCCAAAGGTGTTAAATCAGCATCTAATTGGTCAAAATTGCTCATTATTATTCTGTTATTTCTTATTAAAAATTGATGTTACAACACTTGCTGACAATAAAGTAGCTGAATACATAAGCAAAGAGTCAAATGCTGTTTGTGATAATAACGCACAATAGATACCAATTATTGCACTAAGCAACGCTAAAATACCAGCAACCCTTTTAGAGCTTACTTCACCACTTCCCGAGAACATATCCTTTATAAACTTTACCATTATTTACCTATTTTGAAATATACGCTACCTGAGTAGACTATATTACTATTTTTATTAATATTTACATTAAGCCCTATTAGAGCCTTATTTTTGACGTTAAGTGCGATTCCAGGACTTAGTACCTCTAAGCCATTTGAGCCGCTTAAATCGCCTCTAAAGCCCAAATAAAGACTATTCTTAGCTTTAGCTTCCTTAGTGATGGTGGTAAATATGGTTTTTTCGGTTATTTTAGCCTCAAATCCCCTTGATTGAATCTTATTTTGGCTTATAGTGTCGTTAATGACAAAGGTATTAGAATCTACGTTAATGGTGTCAGAATAGGCATAAGTACGCATATAATCGCTTACTATGCGTATAGTATCATGTACGGTATAACGTACAGAATCATGTACAGTATCAGTAGCTATTATAACATAAGGAATCGAGTTTCCTTTCAGCCACCTGGAGGTCACTTTTGTTTGATACACAGTATCGGTCTTTACAGACTCTATAACAGCACTTGATCTATGGCATGACTCATATAGCCACACCATAGCAAAGAACGCAAGGATAATGATTAAATAGTCCTTAATAGCTGTCATTACGGATTTGTAAAAGGTAACGGAAGTATTACAATCGGTGGGTTAACTTGATTCTTTATTTGTTGGTCTAAATTAAGGTCTAAAGCAGCAACATCTAAAGAAGCATCCAACCAACCACAAACGATGTCATAGGTTAAATCCTCGTAGGGGATAAAGTTAGTAACGTCATCCTTTGAGAATGATTGACTACCATAGACACTTGCTTGGTATTCTTTCTCGTTGATTGTTTCTTTTGCGAACCTTGACCAATGTGCTAAGACTACAAAGTCAGTTAAATCACCATCTTGTGGAACGCAGTCTAATTGATTAATGTACCAGTATTTCATATTTATTTTATTTTAATTTCTAATTCGTTTACTTTTTGTGTTAATTCTTGAATTGCTTTTACTGCTAATGCTAAAATACCATCATAGTCAAGTCCATAAGTACCATTTTCTTTTTCTCCATCTCCCAATACTAAATCTGGTATTACATCTAATACATCTTGTGCAATAAATCCTCTACGTTGCTTATCAGGTGCAGTTTTGAACTTAAACTTAGTAGGTTGTAATTTTAATATTGATTCTATTCCATTATCAAAATTATAATCTATATCTTCTTTTGTTCTTAAATCTGATGTTCCACCACCGCTTGTACTCCAAACACCTCCTGTAGTTAATGTTGCCACCTTATTTAAAGCACTTGTTGGGTCAGGTGAAAAATAAAATGTATTTCCACTACTACTTGATTGAGAACCCATACCAATTACCCAACCATTACCACTTGTAGAAAATATAACGTGAGCAGCAGCATTTGCAGTATTTGATTGATTATCAATTTGAATATTAACTCCTGTATTTGTATCTCTTTTTGCCCTTATAATTGCACCACCTTGAAATGCATATTCACCAGTAGTTCCAATTAAAAGATTACCATTAGTTCCTGTGATTCTCATTCGTTCGTTTCCACCACTCGTAGCAAATAGAATATTAGATGATTCAGCAGTTAATGCAAAATCATTTGCTCCACCACCAGTTACTAATTCAATACCAGAACCAAGATAACCATATATAGTTGATGTGCTACGAGCAAAACGAATCCAGCCTCCATTAGCTGATTCCGAAGCAAAAGTTCCTATTGCAGAACCAGAAGTAAGAACATGAAGTCTAACAGTTGGACTACTCGTTCCGATTCCAACGTTACCACTTCCATCTATTGACATTCTATAAGCAGATGCAGTTATTGAGTAAAATCTCAACGCTGCTTGTCCAGCTACTGCACCACCATCGCTTTGAATAATCCAATTTGAATTAGTACCACCTGTATTATTTAATTGCAATCCACTTGCCGTACTACTACTTATCATTGATACTGCAGTAGAAGCAGATGTATTGAATGTAGCAGCACCATCTCTTGATAATGACAATACTGGTGTATTAGGAGTACCTCCAGAAGTTGTAGACCTTTCTATTACAAAATCACCCTCTACATTTTCTTCAGTAAATATTCCCCAGTTTCTTCTATTAGCACCTACGATTGTGTTAGATAACAATATACCACAACCAACTGAATTTCCATTAACTCTAATTTGTGATTTAGGACCACTTGCAGAAACAAAACCAGAGAAAGTACCACCACCATCACTATCAAGACGCATCCTTGTAGTATTAGTGTTGGCATTAGTAAACCAAATATTATTTGTATTAAAAGCACCTAAAACCAAATCACCTAAAACTGCTCCTGTAATAAAGTTGTTGTCAACAGTAGCCATACCAACAGTAGCGTATCTTGTAAAACTTATAGCATTAATAAAAGTTATTGCTGGTGCATTAGATACTAAATGCAAATGATTTGCTTCAGTTGGACTTGTTATTGTTACTCTTGAAGTACTTAATGTAGTTGTACCGATACCTAATTTTGCATTAGTGTTATCCCAAAATAAACTACTTGAGCCACTTAAAGTACCACCACTTGTAGGGAATAATACTTGACCAGTTGTTAAACCACTTATTGTTGCACCTCCGTTTACAGTTAACATAGAAGGTAAAGAAGCTGGATTGCCTATTCCAATAAATCCGTTTGCACTATTAACTCTTAAATTCTCTGCTCCTATTGTTATAATTTGAAAATCTCCTTCAGCCGTTAAACTTAATCCACCATCAAAGTTTCTTAAGTTAGCTGATAAATTATTGAACAAAGCTAATCTTACTCCATCGGTAGCAGTAAGACCACTTGCAGCATTATGTAACCATAATTGACTTTGAGTACTATTGTAAATATCTATTCCGAAATTAGGGGTTAAAATATTAACTCCTAAATTACCAGCTTCAGTTAATGAAATAAATCCAGTTTGATTAAGTAAAGTCAAGTTTCTTGCACTTGCAGTTCCTAATTTAGCGGTTTCTATTGTGTTACCATAAGTAGAATCTATTGCGATTCCTATTCCGTTATAGTTAGATGCACCTGTTTTGATAAGCAAACCATATCCGCTATTTAAAGCAGCATCAGCACCTATCGTTGCATTAGGTACGCTTGTGTTAACTCCTAATCTATTTGTTGATGCATCGTAAATAAACCCAGCTTCCGATGTTAAACTTGTTGTGCCATTAAAATAAGCTACTTGACCGCTTGTACCACTACCAGTTATTCCTGTAATAGTCCAGCTTCTATTAGCACTTAAATCGTATGTTTCACCATTAATAGTTAATGTTCTTGATGTAGGTACATAAGAACTTAAATCACTTGCTAAAGCTAAAGTTCCACTTGATGCTGGGAATGTATAAGAATAAGATGCTGCTGATTGAAATATTAATGATTGAGCATTAGAACTACCACTTAATTGTACGTTTAAACCATTAGTAATACCAGCAAGACTTGTATATCCAACTAATCCTGAAAGAACACCATTTTTAAGAAGCAATCCTGATTCATTTCTAA